TTTATTTTGTAAATCGATGCACCAATCTCCCATATAGACGGAAGAGGTGTCTATATCGATAAAACCATATTCTACAATGTTACAAACATTTTGATCTACATGAGCAACAGCAAATCCAGTTGACTCTGCAGGATCAAAGCTTAATATTATTTTCAAATTACACCTTTTTAAGCCGCCACTGTCCACTAGGAGACATGCTTAATTGTTCCTGTACGATTGGAACAATTTGTATTCTGCCTGTTTCTATTTCAGGTTTATACTTAGATTTTATTTCATCTTGACTAATAGGTTCTTGATTTACTAGTTGATTATCAATAAGTACATGAAATTTTTGATTTGAATCTTCAGATTTAAATGCTAATTGATTTGTTTGAGATTTTACTTGGGCAATAGCACTTCTCATTGCAAATTGCATTGCCTCTGGTGATTTTATTTGCTCTGCTACTTTTATTGGATTTTTTTTACTAGACGCAGCCATTGATGGTGTTTTAGGTTTTGGAATAGAAGGGCCGGGCATGCGCAGACTTGGCATTAGGTTTGCTTTTAATAAATTTAATTTTTCTTTAATTTCATCTAGCTTGTTCATAGTGTTTATTATATCACAATAGGGTTGATATATCATTTTTCTTAGAAACAGTTATTATATTATCAAAAAGAGCTTTAAATTCAGAGGAATGGTCTATTACTATTATTTGTCTATTCTTTGAAGACTCTTGCAAAAGCTCGAATATTCTTGATCTATTTGAAAAATCTAAATGATCAAATGGTTCGTCTAGTATTATTGGATTTAAATCTAATCCAGAATAAGAAATATAAGTATCTAATAAAGCAAGATCTATAGAAAGTGCTAGGTTTCTTCTCTCTCCTCCTGATAGAGCACCTACTGACATAGATTCGCCGTTTATTGTTAAATTATCCGACATTTTTGCAACAACAGAGCCAGATTTGTTTTCCTTAAATGTTTTAAGCTCATACGAGCAGTTTGGCCACGAAACTTGTAAATTTGAATTGATTTTATCATTAAAAGTATCAACAACAGAATCAAGTATATATGCCTGAATACCAGTTGGCGATACTATTTGAGAAACTGTCTGTAATATATTGATTTTATTTGTTGTTTCATTTTTTTCTTCTGATATTTTTAATAAAATATTTTGATTTTTAGTAATATTGTTTAATAAATTGTTTTGAAAATCTATGGATGACTTAATAGATTCAAGTTCTTGGTATTTTAATTTTATAAAACTTTTTAATTCTAAAAGTCTTGATTCTGTTTTAATATAACTATCTTTTAATTCTTTTATCTTATCTTGGCATTTGTCTATTATGTTTTTATAATCTTCTTCTTTGCTTAATGAAGATTCTAATTCTTTTATAGATTCTGTCATTTCTAATAGTTTATTTTTTTTATTTAAGTTCCAAGATTTTATTTTTGCCTCAAAGGACGAGGAATCGTGTCTGTAGAAATCTCCATTAACTATATCTATTGCCTGCGAACAAGATGGACAAATACCATCGCACAGGTCTTCTGGTGGTTGTTCTAATTCTATTTGTTTTAATTTTCTACGTAGAAGCTGAGAAGCTCCTTTGTTTTGAGTTATTTTATCAATTTCTAATTGAGTTTTGTTTTGAAGATCTATTATTTTAGAAATATCTGGTTTCTTTATTTTTTCTAAATCTTTTATTTTTATCAAAGTTTCATCTATGCATGTCGTATTTTTTTGCTGTGCTTTCAATAATGCATCAATGTTTTGCTCAGATTCTTTATATGTATTAATTTTTGCCAATATAGAAGACTCTTTAATAATAAGATCATTATTTTTTATATTTAAGTCTTTTATCTCTAAGTCTATGTTTTCTTTTATTTTAGAAAAATTATATGAATTAGTTAACCTAATAAAAAGATCCTTACGATCTGTATCATTTAGATCTAAGAAGCGTTGACCAAGACCTTGAGCAAAGTATTGAACCAATAAAAAAGTATCATAATCTAAAATTAAATCTTTATAAAATTCTTCTTCAGATATTTCTAAATTGTTTTTTGTAGCAAAAAACCTACCTGGTTTTGTTCTTTTAACAAAATAAATATCATTTTTCTTATGCAATATGGCACTACATGTTGAATTTTTACAGTTTTTACGTACAAAGCCAGATCCAGATATTCTAGGAGATTTGCCATATAAAATAAAAGATATAGCAGTAACAATAGATGTCTTACCTGCTCCATTTGCGGAATTTGTATCGTGATTCCATCCTTCTATTAAAAGAGTTCCATTATTTTTAAAGTCAATATGTGCTTTTTCTATACTTAAAAAATTTTCAATATCAATAGAAACGATTCGCATATCATCTCCTATGGGGAGGTTTTGTATGCATTTGAACATGACCTTTTTCGTCTATATACATCCATCCTTCTTTTAAACAATGTTCCATTGAATGCTCTTGGCATAGCCTTGGAACCAACACAGTCCAAAAGTGCTCTAAAGATCTTTCGTTAAGTATTTCTTTATTATTTGGATCTACTGATATATTTGTATAATCATCTATTTTTTCTTTAACAGAAGCAGAGGTTGTCATAGGAACATCTCTGTTCATAAGACCTCCGCAGTTGCATTCTATATTTAGAACATTAGATTTTTTATATAATTGTTTTTTATTTTTACAATCATCACATTTATATGTGTACTTAGGCATTATAAACTCAATCCCACACCTATTGAATATCTAAGTTTTGTTTTATCAACAAGATCAAGTCCAGACATCATGAATATATTACCAAGCACATGATAATGAACGTGTCCACCAATTGCATTATCAGAAGAATATCTCAAACCAAGACCTATTTTTTTAGAAGATGATATTTGTTTATTTTTTTCTTCTATATTTTTTTCTAGTTCTTTTCTATGCGATTTATTTAATTCAGAAATAGCTTGTCTATGTTTTGATTTTAAAACAAAAACCTCTTCTTGATGTTTCTCAAATAAATCTTGTTCTAATTTTTTAAGTTTTTCTGTTATTTCAATTTCATCTGTTATTATTATAATTTCTTCTTTTTTAGTACCATCTGGTAAAGTAGTTACTACTTTTTTGAATCTTTTTTTCTTTATTAATTTTTGATTTTCTGATTCTAATGTTCTTATTCTTTCTTGAGACATTGTTTCTATTTGTCTATGTTTTGATTCTAATTCATCTAATTTTTCTTGATTTACTATTTTAAGATTTGCTATTTCTGTTTGTTTTTGTAAAAGTTTAGATTCAAGTTCAACCACTTTATCATTAGATGGATAAAAAGCTAATCCAATTAGGATGCCAGAAAATACCAATAAAGCAGATCTTATGTATTGATTTGATAATATATATTTTAAAAATTCTAATGTCATTTTATTCTCCAGTATCTGAAATCATGTCTTTAAAAGCTGCTCTAGATACTTCTAATTGAGTTTCCAAATTATAATCTCTAGGAGAGACTACCAATCCACCTAGTGTTGTAAGCAAAGACGCCACAGATATAGCATTTCCAATTGCCACACGGTGAACTTTTGCAGGCTCTATTATCCCCGAAGAATACGGATTTGTATATTTATGATCAGAGGCGTCAAAGATAATAGAAGGCTTGCATTGAGAGTCCATGTTTTGTTTTATTTTTTCTATAGCTTTTTCAAGTTGATCTTCTTCTCCGCAATTTTGCATGAGTAATTTAAATGGAGCCATCAAAGCTTGACTCATTACATTCCAGGAATTGGGTCTATCTTTAATCGAAGAAATACACACCACAATCCCCAAATGCGTACCTGCTCCTCCAGCGACAATTCCTTCTGCGACGGCTGATCTAACAGCTTCGACAGCATCTTGAACACGATCTCTTCTTTCTCTAACTTCTGCATCGGTCATTCCTCCTACCCATACAGTTGATATTCCACCTGTTAATTTGCCAATAGATGCCCTTAAATGAGACCTATCATGCTCTGAGTGTGCATCATTTAATATGGCTTTTAATTCATTTACTCTATTTTCAAGAAGTTCAGAATCAGAATCACATTGTAAAAATGTTTCATAAGTATTTATACGAGCAGATGTAAAGTGTCCAAAATTATTTACATCAAATGAATTAGCAGTTGCGGGATTCATAACCATGGCCGACGTATACGCTGCCATGTCAAATAAAAACATTGTTCTTGAATTTGCCAATGAAGATTTTGGAACTATTACGGGAACAACTGAAACCCCGCCTTTTGATGTAACTAAAAACTTCTCAATAACAGGATCGGCAAAACCATGAGCCATTACTATTATTGGCCTTCCAAAATAAGATGGATCATTTTCTATAGCTGTTTGAATTGCTGCAGGAAGAACTAAGTCATTTAATGTTCCATCAAACAAGACAACGAGACCCTCATCCATTCTTACTCGTTGTCCTGCTCTGTCGTTTATAAAAGAAGTACCAATAGAACCAACATCACGAAGGCCAGATGTTACTATATATCCATCTATTGTCTCTACTCTCATCCCTCCGCCTTGATCTTCTTGTATTAAGACTGTCCCATCGTCTCCAGCTGCCAATACTGCTTTAACAACAACGTCTGCAATCTCATCATCTCCGTTTGCAGAGATCATCGCGACCTTTTTAAGATCTTCGTCTTTAACAGATATTGCTACATTTTTTAAATATGGAATAACTACTTTTTTATAACATTCTTTTAATTCATTTACAAATCTCTGGGGATTATATTTAGGGTTTTCTTTCATAAATTGCTTGCCAGCTTTAACTAATGCATCAGCTAAAACAATTGCAGTTGTAGTACCATCTCCCGCATCTCTTGCTGTATTTAAAGAGATTTCTTTACATGTATCTAAAACTATATTATGAGAAGCACTAGGCAATCCTAATGCTTTAACAACAGTTACTCCATCCTTGGTCACTAGAGGAGGAAGACCTTCTCTTTCAATCAAGACTGGTCTTCCTCCTGGTCCTAAGGTTCTTCCAGCTATTTCTGCTATTTTAGAAATAGTTTCTAAAACTATTTTTTCTAGATCATTTGATGAAGAAATAATATCCTTAGTCTTGGACTTCACGTATAGCATCTTGTTCCTTTCTCTTAAAATCATCAACTATTTTTTGATATTGTTTTGTTTTTCTTTTATCAGTTTCAAATCCAATTAAAGAATGACCCATTGTAAGACAGGCTTTTAATATTGCAGAATTGCCCATAAATGGATCAAAAACAGAACTGCCTGGAAGAAGATCTGACATTCTAATTAGCAAAGTAGCGAGATCATCTGAGCAACTTTCATCTAAAGATCCTGTTTCGACCAGCCACGTATTCCCAACACAGGAAGTTGAGTCATCTAGCATTAAATATTGTTTTATTGGAGATCTGTCTATCTTCCAAACATCACCATTACAAAAAAACAAAACATAATCATGAGAATTTACTAAATTATTTTCTGATCTTTTTCCAGGTAACCAAGTTTTTTCTATAACAATATTATCAATATGATTAAAACCAACTTTTGCCATTTCGCTTCCAATTTCAAAAGGTCTAAATTTACATTCCATCGGAGCGTAGCATATAAGAAAAACTATTCCATTTGGTGCCATAGAATTTTTTAATTTATTGGCTAAATTTTTCATAAAATCTACTGAATACCCATCTCTTTTTCTTATAGGTACTCTAGTTATGCAGATTTCAACTGAATGAGGCCATATAGAAGAATTGTCCATAGGATCTGTGTTAAATATTTTAATTGATGAATTAAAAAGACAAGACATTCATTTACCTCAATAAAGTAAAAATTAATAACCTCTGTCTTGTCTAGCAAAATTTTCTGCATTCTTTGTATAGTAAAGCTTCCACATTGTATCTGCATCTACGCCTACTAATAAACAAATATTTATCATAAAATGCATCATATCGCATACTTCATAATATGTTTCTAATTTTTGTTCTTCGGAAATCCAATCTGTTTTTTGTTCATCAGAGTATTTTTTCCATGCTTTCCATGGAAGACGTTCTAATAATTCAACATATTCTGATGTTAAAGAAGTCCAATTGTCCTTTATTAAAGATACTTTTTCATGAAGAGTCATTTTAGAAAAATCTTGACCAAGACGAAGTTGTAGAGATTTTTGCATTTCAAAAATCTTATTTAAAGATTGTTGATCGTGTTCTAATTTAGGGACTTCTTGATTCCAAAGTTTAGCACATTTGTTTTCTGGATTCATTTAAAATCTCCTAAGTAAATATAATGGGCATTTTATACACTTACCCTTGTGTGCACGTCTTTTCTATTTGTGCTCGGTTGCTGCGTCTGAGGTCCGCTTTTAAGCCTGACCAAACCCATAACAAGGTCCTAAAACATATCCAAGCCAACGGATCTTGCGATGAAAAGACCAGAACACACATAACCTATCAGCTTTCATTGGAGCACCGATGCCCCATGTCTCTAACATTTTTTTCTAGCTCCAAGACGACGGAAGCCACCAAGAGGGATGTATCTTGATAAATGTTATTCTACCAATTTTATATTAGACGTAATTTCTTGATAAAAAGAAATACGTTGATTAGCATGTCTACTTAACATAGTAGATCCAGCTGGGATATAATCTAAAATTATAACATGATTTTTTGTATCTGTTTTTCTCAGACCTCTACCTACGGCTTGTAAAACGGCTCCTTTAGATGCACTAAAATTAGCTAATATAAGAATATCTACATTTCTAGTATCTGTTCCTTCTGATATTTTTCCATCTGTTCCAACAAGACCAGGAATAAGACCTTTGTTTAATTGATCGACATATTCATTTGATTGTTTATCTTCACCTTGAGCAAAAGGAATTTTTAGAGCTTTTGATAAAGATTCTCCATGCTCAACCTCATCTACTAATATAAGTACTGATTTGTTTGCTTGTATAAAGTTTTTAGCATCTGATTCTATTCTTGATGTCATTTCTTTTGAATTTAAAACATGATTTTTATATGATTTTAATTTGTCATCTTTAAAATCAAAACCTGTTGTATTTACTTTTCTAACTATAAAATATGGTTGAGCTAACCAGTTATTTGCAATTCCCCATGCTGCATCTCTTTTAACCAATATGTCTCCACAATCTGCTGTTATCATGACATCTTTACCATCAGATCTAAAAGAAGTGGCAGTTAATCCGTACATACGTCCAACATGCGACAATCCCTGTGATATAGAATAAAAGGTATTGGCAGGACAATGATGACATTCGTCAAATATAACTAAACCTAAATCAAATTTCTTTATTTTATCTATGTGATTATTAGCAGATGCAGCTATACATACGGTTATATCTGAAGGTTTAAATTTACTATCGCCTATAAAACCAATTCTATTCTGACCAAATGCAAGAATTAATTCGTCTTTAAATTGATTTGCAACAGAGTTTGATGGACATATTATAAGTGTCTTTTTTTTTAGTGTTCGTATTAAAGATATTGCTGTTTTAGTTTTTCCAAGACCTGTTGCAAAGTTTATTATGCCTCGCCAATTTGATACTGCTATGTCGATGGCTTCTTTTTGATAATCTCTCAATTCAAGTAAATAAGAACCACTTGCCCACGGTAGGGCAATGTTTGAACCTGTTTCGTATCTTGAATCAATAATTTCAACAGATTTAATTTTAGATACTAAGTCAATAACATATTTAGCAAAACCAGATGGGACAAAAATAGTATTATCAACTTTTTCAATTAAAGATCCATTAACTTCATTTATTAACTTTTGATAAAGTTTAGATTTTATTGAAAATGGATTTTTTTGCATTTTTTTTATTTGATATTGTTTTGACTTATCTGTATAGGTTAATTTTTTAATTAAATCCGATTCTATTTCTTTATCTGGATCGTCTATCCTTATTACATGATTAAGGATTTCTATTCTCATGGATTAAATCTCGTGGTATAATTTAATTATGTTTTTATAATGGAGGTTATACGAAATGTCTACAGATCGTAAAATAGAAACCGCAATGTACTGGTGGCTAAGTAAGCGTCGTCCATTTTTCATTGGCGATGAATATAAAATCGAACTTCAAGCTATGGACAAAAACACTGGATGTGTTCGAATCTTAATTACAAATCTAAAAACAGGCAAGCAAGAAGAAATCTCTCAGACTCAAGAAGAGAATAAATAATGGAAAATCTTGCAAGACTCGGACGAATATGTCTGATCTGCAAGGCTCATAAGAAAAACGCCAACAGAACTCTTTATTGGCATAAAGACAAAGACACTCAAGAAATATGGGTGTGGTGTCAAGGCGTATGTCAAAGAGGCTACTCTATATTTGAGTATTGTCATGTTTCTGGCGTTTCTTTATCAGAGCTATTAAAAGCAGATCTAAATTTCGAAGAAGCTGGCAACAACGAAGTTAATGCTATTTCGTGGCCAAAAAGATTTGTTAGTCTATCAGATCCGTCATCAAATGACGGTTTAATTTATCTTAATAAGAGAAAAATTAAACCTACAAATGATCTTTATTATGATAAAGAATGGAATGGAATAGTTTTTCCATATTATTATGAAAACACTTTTGTAGGCGCACAAATACGTTTAATATCTCCATGGACAATGGAAGATGGTAGTGAGGTAAAAATAACAACATTACCAGGCACAAGACTCGGTTATCTTTTTTATGGTTGGAATCAAGGACAGTTTTTGTCAAATATAAAAGCTATAGTTATCACCGAAGGTGCTTTTAATTCAATAAGTCTTCAGCAGTCATTAAACCAATTATATGGTGGTTTTTTAAAAAATCCTTTTAAATGTATAGCTACAAGTGGCTCTGGATTAAGTGAACATCAATCAGATAAACTTAAAGAACTTATAAACCTTGGTTATAAGGTAATTGCCGCACCCGATAGTGATCAAGCTGGTTTTAAAATGCTTGATAAAATGAGAAATAAAAATTGCTGTACTCATTATGCTTTAATTGATGAAGATAACAAAGATTGGAACGATCTTTTAAAAAATGGCGAAGAAGAATTAGCTAAATTCTTTTTAGAAAAAGTTAAAAGATCATAGAGGTTTTTATGATTGATTTTAATATTGTAACAAGCACCTTAAATCAAGGTGCTTTTTGGATGGTTAATAAAAAAATAGCAAAATTATTAAAAAGTAATGACGCAGCTCTTTTATTAGCCGATCTTCTTTCAAGAAGAGACTATTTTAAAAACCATAATGAATTAGATTCAGATGGCGGTTTTTTTGTTCTTTCTGATCAAATAGAAATGGATCTTAATCTATCTAAGGAAATGAGACAGCAAGCTACCAAACTACTTCAGACCATGAATCTTGTTCATATAGTGAAAAAAGGTCTTCCTTCAAAAAATTTCTATTATATTCAAGACTCTAAGATTTTAGAGATGCTAGGAGATGATAAAAAGTCTAATAATTTTCAGTGGGCTGAAAAAGCAGCCCAGTACAGGGATGAAAAAGACGCCCAGTACTGGGCTGAAAAAGCAGCCTCTAATAAGAATAAAGAGAATAAGAATAGAGAGGAGAGAGAAGAAAATAAAAATTCAAAAGAAGACAAACCGTCAATTAGGGCGATTTTAGCTTCTTGGAAATCAAATCTTCCGCCGCGACCACCTTTTGACTTAAGAAGATCTTTGTTAGAAGATTTATTAGAAACAATTCGCACACATGGATATGGAGAGAACGATCTTCCTAGAAAATTTAGAGAAGATGCCCTATCTCCTTGGATAGGACCTAAGAGTAAGGACATTGCGGTAAAACTCGCAACAGATGATTATGAAATTGCGATGGCCGTGTTAACACCCGTAGAAATCAAACATGCTCCTGAGAAGAAAGCATCAAAAGAATCACAGAGACAGCCTCAGAAGAACGGAGAATTATCTTTGGATGCCGCGATATCAATGTTGTCAGAAGATTCAGCTATTGAGTCTATAATGCGCGAGTTTAAGAAGTTGACGGGAGACAACAATGACTGATGCTGTTAAACTAATGTCTCGTGCTGAGTTATATGAAAAAGAACAAAAAATTAAACAAGCTAAAATAGAAGCTGAAGTAAATAAATTTGAAGAAGCAGAGAAGAGAAATAAAAGATTGAGAGATTTTTCTCTCTCAGAGATAGAGGCAAATAAAGGTGCTGAACATGCGAAAAAGATGATCGGCGTTCTAGAGAGAGACGCTGCTCTAATTAGGCAGAGTGTAACTTTTATTAATCCAACTTTGTCAGCAGTTTGTCCATTATGTCCCGGTGCTTTGTATTTAATAGGTGCAGCATCTGGTACTGGTAAATCAACAACAACAGCAGCGATTGCGCACGCCTTGATGAAGCAGGGAAAGAAAACATTCGTAATCTCAAACGAAGAGACAGCTGCAAAAATATATGCACGAATTGCATGTGCAGAATTAGGTATTGATTTTAATCAATATGTTCAAGATAAGTTGCCAGCATCTATTCGCAAAATGGTAGCTATGGAAATTATAAAAATAGAACCAAATATAACTATTGCAGATGATCCTGTTGGATCTACGACAATAGAAGCAATAGAAAAACTATTGCATGAAATAGATAGGTCCGGTTCGTATTCTTGTATAGTTATAGATTTTGCTCAACGAATTGTTAAATCAGTTAAAAATCCAACTATAGAAAGAACTATGGCTTTATATAATTTTAAAGACATGATAACTGATTACGCACAACATGCAAAAACACCCGTAGTATTGATGACACAATTGGTTCCATTAAATTCAGACGAGACCGAAAGAAACTTTGAACAACGTGTTAAATGGGCAAGAGGTCTATATGAAGCAGCAGCAGCTGTCATAGAAGTAATAAAGGTCAAAGGTATGCCTGTTTCTAATTTCTATCTTGCAAAAGGTCGATTCTTTAAGAATGAAGTTACTATATCATGTAAATACGAGAACGGCATGTTCTCACATGTTACAAAGGAAGAGTTAAAGGATCTTCGAGATAAGATGAATCTAGATAAGTTAAAAGAATTAACTTCAAGTATTGAAGATAAAATATCAAACACAGAGGATATTATATGAGTTGGACAAGCAGAGACTCTGTAAATAGAATGATAAAAAGAAAGATGGAAAGAAATAAAATCGCTAAAGAAAATACTAAAAATGAAGATATTGAAAGTCATATATATCAAACAATAAATCATATAAACGATCTTTTAATAAAAAGTAACAGAATACAACCAAACAGTCTTTGGATAATTAGACAAGGGATATATGAGTTTTGCAAAGATCTTGAAAGAAGACTACATGTGATTGATTATGAATCTAAGATGGTTTTAGATTTTACAGAATCAGAAATAATATATGATATGAGACTTAAAGGCATAAATATAATCTGGGGAAGAGATTATGTTGAAAAAAACAATATAGAAGAAAATCTGTATATTGATATAACTTGGGGATTGTTAAAAAGCTACTGAGCAACTAAAAACTGTTGATCTTCTTTTTTAATCACAGACATGGGTCTGATTGTTTCAAGTATATTAGAAACAGCAGTTGTTGTATCTTTGACTATAATATTACTCATGAAAGTTCTCCATTGATTAGTATTGTTATACTAACAAATAAACACATTAAACATATTGTAAATAATTAAACATTTAATTTAATATCAATGCCAGATTCTTTTTCCATATCCTTTTTTTGAGCTAAGATAAAATCAGTATCAAGTTTCACATAGCATTTAGACCATTCTGGTATCTCTTCAATAGATCCATCTTTTTTAAAGATAATTAACTTATCAATTTCTTTATTATAAGAATGACCAGCTGCTTGTATTTTTTTCCAAAACCAAGATGTCATATGCTTAAACTTAATTTTATATTCCATTATGCAACCCGCATGACATAAACAACATTGAAATAGTTGGGACGAATATCGGCGATTGTACCTTGCGTAATTGTCGTAGTTACGGTGGCTGAGTTCCATGTAATTGATTCTGATGACGAGTTAACATTAGTTACATTAGCAGGTGTGATAATAACAGAAGAAGTAGATGCAATAGCACCCGCACTTCCACCAACATTAGTTTCACCATAATATCCACGACCATTTTGGTTTGTATTCATAGTAAAGTTTAGTTGACCAAACGTACCACTCTCGTTTGTGTATCCCCAGAACGGCAATTTATGAAAATGTGCGTTTTGATTCGTATTCATTACGTTTTTATCGAAACTTGCGGCAATTCCCGTGGTCGTTTTTGACGTGGAACCGCCCGTGCCTCCTATAGCCGTTGATCCATGCAAAAAACGATCGTCGGTTAAGTTGGGCAAGTTTGCCGCAAGCCCAGCCGCACTTCCTGCGGGTTTTTCTTGACCATTGCATAGTGCATAGCCATCTTTGATTGCACCATTCGCCGGCAACGCCCATGCTCCCGCATCACCAATAGCCAAAATTGTTCCAATTGGAACAAGACCAAGACCCGTAAAAGTATATGTACCAGTTGGATCGCTATAACTACCTAATAAAGATTTATCTGCCATTTTATTTCTCCTTATTCAACCCAACATACTATTACTATTCCAGAGGAGCCATTTCCGCCTGTAGAATAATTAGTTCCACCACCGCCTCCGCCGCTTCCGTATCCGGTTCCATTGGTAGCTGGATAGTAAAAATAATTATAATTAGGATATCCTGTATAAACGGTATAAGCTCCATGTCCACCGCTTCCAGTATAGCCGCCACCGCCGCCGCCACCGCTTGCCGAAGAATAATTTGCTCCACCACTACCGCCTTCAGAATTAAAACCTCTTTGCCCATCTTGAGCCCTAGTGTTCCATGAACTTACATTGTACATAGGCTCCCAATCAGAACCAGCACCGCCATCTCCTCCTCCTGCTGTTCCATTTGGAATCCATAATACATATCGTCCACCTTTTCCTCCTAGAAAAGTAACAGAAGACCCAAATGAAGAAGATCCTCCGTTACCTCCATTAGACGAAGCATTAAAACCACTAGATCCACCTCCACTTCCCCCCACCCCTATTATGATCGAGTAGAGCTGACCCGGTATGGTAGAGGAAATATATGATTGAAAACCAGATCCTCCTCCTCCCTGTGGACCTTGTGAACTTGACTGAGCTCCACCTCCACCTCCCCCTCCTCCGCATCCAAAAACTAATACAGTATCAACACCAGCAGGACACGTCCAATTTCCATTAGATGTGAAAGTCTGAGTTCTTATTTTTGGACGAGTTACCCAAGAAGAAGTCCCATCTCCGCCAGAGGATAAAATCTGTAAAAGAGAACCTGCTCCAACAGGAAGAGCAAAGGGTGCACTTACTAAATTTTTACTAGCATCCGCCTGAACAGCTCTGGATGCGGTTAATCCAGTTATCTTTGCTCCAGTTAAAGATGGACTAGACACCGCAGCAATGTCTTGTGAAAAATCAGTAATTATCCATTTGTTAGAACTACTTGTTATCTTTAAAACCTCTCCAGCTGACAGGGCTTTAGATATGGTCCCATCTCCAAAAGTATCGCTTCCGCTTCTATTGACTGTTAAACCAATACCAGAATTCATGTTTGATTTAATGATATAAGAAACACCCGAACCAGAAATAATGGGAAGAGTAAGAGAATAGGTACTGCTTCCGGATGCTACAACCATATAATCATTAATAGTCAACGAGTATGCAGATGTTACTTCTCTATAATTAGTTGTTATATTAGAGGTGTTTACTGTTAAAGGAAAACTTGTTCCTATTGCGGGTGCATTTAATGCATAAACTATATTTCCACTTACCCATCCATCCATTGTAGGAAGTATTATTTGAATAACACCTGCGGGTGTGATGGTTATAGAAAAACCTAGTGGAGGAGTATCGCCCGTTACTTGACGAGCCATGTCATAAATATTTGAACTATTTTTAATGAATTGAGCTTGTACATAAAACTTATAATCCGTATTGGCGTCTAAAGTTACAAATCCAACTAATTCGCCTCCATCATATCCACTTACATTTTGAATAACAGTTGTAGATTCAACAGACGAAGAACCTGTTAAGTTCACTTGTGTTCTTAAATTTGGACTGTCATAAACACTTCCAACAACGATTCCAAGTTTAGGAGATATTGCAAATGAAGTTGCACCAAGTGCCTGACCTAGCTCTACCCTCATTCTTCCAACAACAGTTGGAGCAGTTGTAGTTACCCTACCTGCAGTAGAATCGCTTAAAAAATATTTTGAACCCGGAGTCAATGCAACTCCTGCATTTTCAGCTAGTATGCTTCCAACAACCCTTCCATCGGTTGTTAATTCAAAATTATTAGTATCTACTATTTTAGAAACCATTCCGACAACATTAGATGTGTTAGAAACAGTAGCTAATGCTTTCTCATATTGAGAACCGCTATAATACAGAACATCGCCAATTACAAAATTATGATTTGATTTATTAACTCTAACTATATTTGCATCTGCGCCTGCATTAGTGTTTCCAGTAAATTGATATATGTGTTCACTAGAGACATTTCTAATTGTTCCACCTTCATTTTTTAAAACAACAATTCCAATTGGAAAGGTAGAAGAATCAGATGCCGGAATGGATGCTAAACTTTCCGTCACAGACTCCGTTGTTCCAAAAGAAAGAACAATCTTACCATCAGAGTCTAATGATACAATCATTTTTCTAAAAAAACCAGATGTTATATTTAGTGTATAAGTTACACCAACTGGAAAAACACTACCCGTTATATTTCCACCACTTGTGCTTGGCAATTGAAAGTTTCCACCAGTGAAAGATGGAATCTTGTCTTGTAAGGGTGGTATTGATTTGTTTCTTTTATGACCACTTGATCCATCTGCGGTTTGTACTTGATATGAATCTATGTAAACATATCTTGTTCCTGGAATATCAGCTCTTAATCTTAGAGGTGGAGTTAGTTCATCATTAACAAGATTTAATATAGTATCAAGACGAAGATCTGTCTCATTACTAACCTGATCTAATGCTGCTCTCTGTCTCGATTGGCGATTATCTAATTTATTATTTATAGTCATCTCAACCTCTTATTATAACCAAAGGGAGACGACAAGTACTTATGGCACTAATATCACAACTTGTTAACTCCCCAAGTGTGTGTCTTTATTATCATATCACAATAATAGTTTATTCCATATCGGACTTATTTTTTTGTTTGATACCAACTTGACTAAAAATACCTTCTGCAGCATTACCAAGAGCCAAAGATGTTGCAATCATAACCATTGCTCCAACAACATCTGCCTTTACAACCAATCCTAATATTAATAAATAAGTCATTGATACAATTGCTATTAATGTTCTTCTTGAGTATAATATTTTTAACATTTTTAACCTAATATAAAATATTTTAATGAAGTAGAAATATTATTTTTATCAAGAACGATAAAATGTGTTTTTGAATTGTTTTTATATGTAGTAAAACTACCACTTATATAAATATAATTATTATCTAATAAAATAGATGAAACTTGAGCACTAAACCCACTAGTTGTACTAAAACCAGTACCAGATGCATCTACTTCTGCTGCTGTTGTTTTATCTATTTTAACAATTCGTTGTCTAGTGTTAGATAAATATGAGGTAAATAAACCACCAATATATAAATTATTACCATCTATTGCAATCAAGTTAACTGGATTATTAAATTTTGAACTAGCACCAAAAGATTCTAAAATAGCTGTGTTTTTATTTATTTTTGCAAGATTGCTTGTTATGATAGTTGATAATCCATCCATGTATCCGCTAAAACCGCCGCCAACATATATATTATTTCCATCTATAAGTAAACTTGTAACATAATCAGTAAAACCATAAGAAACAATTGGATCGAATGGAGACGAGAGATCAACGTCTCCGCCTTTACTAAAACCAGTACCAGATGCATCTACTTCTGCTGCTGTTGTTTTATCTATCTTGACTATTCTTCCTCTTACTTTATTTTTGTAAGCTGTAAACACACCACCCGCATATAAATTATTTCCATCTAACAATATCGATCTTACTGTATTGTTAAACCCACTAGTAGTACTAAAGCCAGTGCCATTGGGATCTACTTCTGCTGCTGTTATTTTATCTATTTTAACAATTCGTTGTCTAGCGTTTTCTTTGTAGAAAGTAAACTGACCACCAACATATAAATTATTGCCATCTAAAGCCAATGTATATATACTAGAACTAAATCCACCAGAAATATCAAAAACAGGATCAATTGCTGCTGTAATTTTGTTTATTTTAGCTAAATATTGTCTATCATTTGACGAATAACCTGAAAAAGAACCACCAACATATAGATCATTTTCATTTACAAGTATTGAAAGAACGCTACTATTAAAACCACTAGATGTATTAAAATCAGTATCTATTAATGATGTTTTTTTATTTATTTTAACAATACGAGAACGATTAAAAAAATTATCTAATTTATAAGTGGTAAAAGAACCACTAACATACAAACCATATGGTGTGCTTGCCATTGAATAAACAGCATTATTAAACCCACTAGTTGTACTAAAGCCAGTACCATTTGCATCTACTTCTGCTGCTGTGTCTTTGTTTATTTTAACTATATGCCCTCTGGTGTTTCCTTTATAGCTGCTAAAAGCTCCACCAACATATAGATTATTGCCGTCAACCATCATGGTTTTAATTTGAAAACTAAATCCACTAGTAGTACTAAAACCAGTACCAGATGCATCTACTTCTGCGGCTGTTGTTTTATCTATCTTGACTATTCTTTCTCTTACTTTATTTTTGTAAGCTGTAAACATACCACCTGCATATAGATTGTTTCCATCTAATAATAATGAATTAACAGAGGAATCAAATCCACTAGTAGTACTAAAACCAGTACCGACTGTATCCACTTCAATAGCTGTGTCTTTATTAATTTTAGCTAAACGATTTCTTGTTTGTCCTTTATAGCTGCTAAAAGCTCCACCAACATATAAATTATTGCCATCTAAAGCCAATGTATATATACTAGAACTAAATCCACCAGAAATATCAAAAACAGGATCAACTGCTGCTGTGAGTTTATTAATTTTAACTAAACGATTTCTTGTTTGTCCTTTATAGCTGCTAAAAGCTCCACCAATATATAAATCATTTCCATTTAATAACATCGAATAAACACTAGAATCAAAACCAGTAGATGTATTAAAAGAACCATCATATGCACCAGTTGTTTTGTTTATTTTAACCAAACCTTGTGCCATTATATTATTATATCTATTAAAACTTCCACATATATATAAATCATTCCCATCTAAAATAATTGAAAAAACATTATTACTAAAGCCGTCTCCAGGATCAAAAACGGAATCTAATATTCCAGTTTGGATATTAATTTTAGCTATGCGATTTCTAGTTACATTATTATAACTAGTAAAACTTCCACCTATATACATATACTCGCCATCTATGGCGTAAGAATTAACATCTCCATTTAAATATGATCTAACTACAGAATTAACTAAAGATCCATCTAATTTATTAATTAATGCATTTCTATATGATTTTGTAAGTGTTGTATTAATTATATTTGTAAAATCACCACCAAGATAAATATGCTGATCGTCTTGTGTCGAGCAATATATACTTCCATTAAATAATAAATTACTATAATCTTTTTGAAGCAATTTACTCAAAGATCCGTGCATGGTTGGTATAGAAAACATAATATTTTCTCTTTATATTAAAATGTAACATTTCCAGAGATATTAAAAACATTAAAAGCATAACTCATTACCGAAACAGAACCATGTTGTACACTTATTTTTAAACCATTTACAGAATTTAACGTTGTACCGCTTGCAACAAGTGTAACCTGGCCTGCTCCAGTTTGTATTATCATACAATTAAAACCAACAGATAAACCAGATGGTATTGTTAGATTTACTGGAGAAGAACTATCCATTACAATTACTTTTCCATTATCTAAAGAAGTAAGAGTATATGATGTTGTTTTTGTATTAACCGATGATGGATTCAATGCATAACCAGCTGCTGCTACAGTATCTGTAGATGCAATGGTTCCACTTGTTCTCCATTCCAATATTCCTGCACCATCTGTTGCAAGCACCTGGCCTATTGTGCCATCTTGGGAAGGAAGTGTCCATGCTGTATCTGCATTTATTAAATCAGGTGCTTTAAAGGAAACATAATTATTACCATTAGCAGCTAATTCTTTTAATCTTATAGAGCCCGAAGATCCACTAGAACTGCCAATAGGATCTGCGATTATTGGTTTTGCAATTGAATCTGGAAATTGAGATAATGTTAATTTGCTATTGATATCAAGTGTAGCAATGCCAGATGCTGCTGCTTTTTCAGATATTGAAATTGCATAATTCTTCATAGCAGAAACAGATGCAGATTGATCTGTTTGTGTTCCAGAGGTTGAATTAACAACTGCAGCTGTTTTTGCTCTAGCATCTGTATAGTAAAGACCAGATGGATCTTCTGGTATATTTGCAGTTGTAAGATTTGGCAATTGAGATAATATTAATTTACTATCAACACCAAGTGTAGCAATGCCAGATGCTGCTGCTTTTTCAGAATTTAAAATATAATTATTTAATTGAGACGTTAAAGCAATCGTGCCCGTTAAATCTGGAAGCGTTATTGTTCTATTTGAAGTTGAAGATGAAACAATTTCTGTATTAAAAGCATTATTAGAAGGTGTTATTTGAATAGTTCCGGTTTTAGCTGGAGATTTTATTTCCCAGCTATTTCTAGAATTTGCAACATGAACATAACCAGTTATAATCCCACCCTCTTCAACATGAACACCAGAACTTTCACCAGAGGCAACTGGCCCACCAACATTTAAATTTATATCTTTATCGGTTACATTTAAATTTGAAACACCAACATACGTAAGCTCTCCATTGATATTTACAGTATCGCCAGCTGCTCCGATATTTATAGTAGATGTTCCTGTTCCCGTTCCTATATTTATAGAACTAGCATGAGAGCCTGTTCCTATATTTACAGAGTGAGTATAAGAAGTTGTTCCAATATTTAATTCAGAATTATCAGAAGTAGATTCAATGCCAGATCCATTAGAAAAAGTTAAATTACCAGTTATAGAATCGCCGCTTTTGCTAACCAAAGCAGAATCTGCCAATGTTCTATTGGAAGTTTCAATACCAATTTCACTATTTATATAATTCTTCATAGCAGAAACAGATGCAGCTTGATCTGTTTGTGATCCAGATGTTGAATCAACAATCGCGGCTGTTTTTGCTCTAGTATCTGTATAGTAAAGACCAGATGGATCTTCTGGTATATCTATAGTAGTAAGATTTACGTTTCCAATTTTTTCATTAACAGAATAAACAGCTCCAATAGAATTCCACACTGTGTCGTTGTATATATATAAAAAACCATTTACTAAAGCACAATCACCTGGCTTTGGATTTGAAATTGCATTTAATGAAATTAAATCTGGATACGATGGTATGTTTAATCCACTTTTTATATTTATAAAATTATCAGCCATCGCTTTTCTCCATTAAATCAACAGTGTTGATAAGTCAAATTTAATATTTTTATCTTGAGAAACTGGATCAGAAAAAGTTAAAGAACCACTATTATCAATTGCAATTGTTATATTAGTAGAATCTCCAGCTGTTGTTTGACTCATTTTCCAAGATACTCCATTATTAGAGCCAACTAAATGAAAAGTTTCTGCCTTATTAACTGAAGATATAAATATCGATACCTGTCCTATAAAACTCCTATAAACCAATGGATCTATTGTTGCTATTGTTCCAGATGCTAAATTACTAGACATCTGTCCTAATATATTTGGATTTTTATCTATCCAAACAAGAGAACCTAGTCCATCAGTTGATATTATCTGATTATTAAGTCCAGATGTAGATGGAAGTTTTATTGTTACATTAGTAAGCATTGAATCAGATGCTTTTAATAAAACAGAGTTTGGAGAAGAACCAGTTTCGTTAAATCTAATACCGCCGTCTTCAATTGACACACCGGCGTTTGAATTATAAAATTTTGCAGTTCCATTTACATTTAAATTATAGTTTTCTCCTGGATCGGTGTTTCCAATTTCTATTTTTCCAACTATTTTAAGAGCAACATCAGATCCCCCGTCTATTAAAACAGGTAAACCAGGAATTGTTGTTATTGATCTTTCATTATCATATGCATCTTGTAAATCTGTAAAATTTGTTACATTTGAGAAATAAACACCACCAGTAGATGCTATTCTAAAAACTAAAACATCTTCTTCTACTAAGTTTTGATTTATAATTATCTGGTCTGCTAAATCAAAATTAGACGTCGAGGGGTCTTCGTCCCAGTCAATTGTTCTAACTAATTTTTGACCATTTAAATAAACCTCTAATTGACCAGCTCCTTTTGAGTATGCTTGAGGTTCGTTATTATTTCTAGAATCATGTGGAAGTTTTATTAAAGAACCTAAAGAAAGTCCGCCGATACCTATTATCTTTTTTTCTTCATATATGTTGCCAACGGCAGATGTGTGATTAAGAGTAGAAAGAACTAAATTATCTAAAGCATAGATTACAAAAACGTCCTCATCAACAGGGACATCTGCTTTATTTGTTATATACAAGGTACCATTTGTATCGCTGTCTTGATATGTTGAGCTTGTATTAATATTGTTGAAAGTCTTACTATTAACTCTATTAATTCTTAACCAGACACATTGTCCATTTGATAATGTTCTAGTTGCTTGTGAAAGTGCATTAATAGCAGATACATTTATGGTGTTATCTGAAGAAGATCCGTTTATAGATACGGTAATTATGCCGCTTGAACTGTTGTAATAAAAATAACCGCTACTAGATGTTGTTTTTGTAAAAGAAACACCAGCCTTGTCTATTACTGTGATATTTTTATTCTGAGCATTCTCATGATCATTAGATGTCCATGAGCTAGAATTTTTTATCTCAACACCTTGCCATGAGTACACTGATGTGTCGCTGAATCTATAAAATAATATTATTTTATTTTCATCTAGCAAAAATGGATCGTACAGGGTTTCTACAACTGGAATTATAGTAGAATTGGACTCTCTATTAATAGAAGCAACTAATGCTTGATTTGTTGATAAATTAAAAGAATCTGGAATATCAATTATTTGTTTTGGTGATCCGGGTTTTTCTATATATAAATTGCCATTTGAGCTTATTATTTGATCTGATCCAGATGTTTCGTTTCTAAAAGTAACTCTTCCATGTGTTATAGATCCACGATCTTGTACTCGATCTGCCATCATGGATGTCAATCTAGAAAGTCTTCTTGTTACGCTATCTGTAGATTCTGAATTGAAATTTTGAAAACCTTGAAGAGTGTTATCTGTAGTAGGAATTGAATAAACTGGAGAAGATTGAGATAACGAATCCATGCCAATAAATCTTAATATATTGACACTATCTGGCTCATTGATATCAATAGATTCTCCTTGGATAACCTTAACAGCTCCAAATTCTGTTCTTAAGTTAATTCTAGCACATGAAGCCACGCCTTGATTTACAATTCCAATAGTGGGTGCGACATATGTAGTATTTGAATCATATGGAATTTGAAATTGAGTATTGCTTAATACATTTATTTTATAATAACCAGAATTATAACTATCATAGTTAGTTCCGGTTGATGTAATTTTAATTGTTTGATTTGATTCAAATCCGTGATTTGCAGATTCTAGCAATATGCCACCAGATTGTCCATCAGAGTATCTTTCTTTAGTAGTTACAACAGCCCAACTAACTGTAATATTAGATAAATTTGTAGTTATTGCTGTTTCTATTATTACAACAGTAGAAGATTGAACCTCTACTTGATATAGTCCATTATATGCTGCTGCATTAGATACTACAATCCTATCTCCATCAGACAAACCATGATTAGATGCAAATTCTAATTTTGCTCTTTTTCCATCTGACTCTTTTATATTAACATTTGTTAAATAAACAGGGGTTATAGATTGTATATTTTGCACAGTATCTGATCTATTTGCCAACCAGTAAAAACCACCACCAAGAAGCCACATTGTTGAAGTGGATCTATTTGCTTTTTGTATATCAAGATTTTCGTACACGCCTCTTGTATACACAGCTGGAACAGAGGTTTCAGTTGTTCCTTGATATGTCGAGCTAAGTTTAACAGATCTAGCTAGATTCGCAGACTCTCCAGCTCCGCTTGCTAAATCTTCGGTTGTATAAAATTCTTCTACTCTTAAGTATAAATTATCATTATCACTATTTTTCTTTACCCAATCACCTTTTTTTAAATTGGAAAAAGAACCTTGTATTCCATTAATATAGTTTTTATTATTTTCAAAACCAACACTTGTGTTAAATGAATTTATTTTTTCATTTCTAATCATTTGCACAAACATAACTTCATCATTGTCGAGCGTTATACCTGTTGCGTTTGATCTTATTATTATCTCTCTTGGGTCGTTCATTTTGCGATAAATAATATCTTCTGACCATGTTACTTTTCCAGCTACACTAGAATCATGTGTCCATTGACCTTTTGATTTTATTGAACTTCCTACCGTGTCATCAAAAAGATTAAGTAAACTTATAGCAGCAGACGATTCATACCAATATGTTGTTCCAGAAAGTTCTAATATTTTAGTCATTACAACATCCATCCATTCTTTTAATGAAAAGATGTTTTTATCTCCTCCAAAAAACGGAGATGGCGCAGATGTTCCTGCCACAGAAATAGGCGGCTCGTCTCTTGTATATGTTAAAGATGGCAGTGATCTAAAAGAAAATTTATTTGTTGGATCTGGAGACACGCCTCCAGATCCAAGTCTAAACATCATATTTCTACAGTCTATTATTTCTTTAATGCTGGATCCGTCTTTTACTATTTTTGCTATTGGTATTGTCCCATCTGGAAAAGTTGAAACAGATACATTAATATCTACTTTTAATACAGATTGAGTATTGACTATTTGATTAAATTCACCACCCTCTCCACTGTTTAAGTCAACATCCCAAAAAGCTCTTGTATCTTGAGCATAGCCCTCTGATGAGAGAGTTAGATAGACATAATTTGTAGAATTGTTTTTTAAATCAGGGACAAGTGGAGTTGCTAATGGATGTCCTTCTTCCAATCCACAAAAGAAACTGCCAGCAGATGATTGAGAATTGTATAAAACAGAACCTGCAACACGTATAGATACATTTGTCTGATTTATGCTAAGCGGTGCGTCTATTACTTCAAATCCTTTAAGAATCATTGGCGATGATCCAACAAAAGATTTTATTAAATTCTTAAAATCTGATGATACATACGACTCGATTGCTAAAACATCTGGCAAATCAAGACGTTGTTGAGAACCAACCAGCAATCGAGATAATACAGCCATATTCAAACTCCATTAAGCACTTTATTATATTTTGTGCTGTTAACTTTAATAATTATACATTGTAAACTATCAATCTAATAAATTAGAAGTTTCTCCATATAGATCGTATTCCGAATAGACAACATTTGGATATTTTATTATGTATCTAAGATATACTCCCACGCTTTTTACAGACGATATTAAGCTTTTTAAAACCTCTCTGGCCGCACTAGGATCAGATACATAAAAACCGTATTCCTTTCCAAGGCCATCTAATACATGTGCACCTTTTCTTCTTATTGCGACAATTTCAGATCCTGGCAGGTGATTATATTGAAAAACATATGCAGGATCCATTACAATGGTAGAGTTAGAGGCTTTGTAAAGATACCTAACAGGTCCTTCTTGTGTTTTTAGTCCATAATCAAAAATTAAAAAACCCTGATCTTGAGGTATGTTGTTTGATGGATCAATAGATAAGTTTAATACTATATTTCCAGATTTTATATCTGTAATAGTCTTACCGGTATAAGAAGAAAGCACAAAAGGTGCCCCAGTGTCCCATAGCATTGGGCCTATTATTTTAGTATTAATAATTGCTGAATTTAAATAAATACGACTTCCATTATTAGATAAGCCTATTTTTTCTATTCTTACTTTTCCATCATTTAAAACTGAAGGAGAACCTAGGGATTTGTATTTAAATGAATTAGAATTAACAACAGAGTCAACTAACCATGTTCCATTAAAATTATTTGCATTTGTTGTTTCTGTTACAGAATATATTCTAATGGCTGTTCCAGCTGATAAATTATGATTAGTTGTTGTTGTAACTGTTACTATATTATTAGAATCTCTTTGTAAACTAGAAATATCTAATTCAAAAATGTCTGCAGAAAATGGCAAATTTGGAGATATACCACTTAATACATTTCCATTTTTATTAGTATAATTAAAAATTAATTCAGTGCAATCATATCTTCCTTCTATTTTTTTAGATATAATATCATCTTCTATTGATGTTAAAATATGTGTTTTTATTTCTTGCGTTGGTTCGATTACTATTTTGCCAGAATTAGGCCAATCAGATGCATCATCCAACTCTAAAGATGTGTCTGAGATTCTATTAATCATTGGAGCAACTAGGCCATTTATGTGGGCCGATCCTTTTAGTTTTCTTCTAACAACCGGAGGAGTGGATGGCATTTCTATAACAATCTCACCAGGAGCTGCTTCCCAAACAACTGATCTATTATCTCTAGTATAGACAACACTTTTTCTAGGTGAAATAAATCTTACAAAATATCCTGGAACTAAAGAATGATCAAAAATACCTTCTGTACTAAATAAATTAGTAAATTTAATATAGTTATCACTTAAATTTACTTCTTTTATAATAAAACTTCCACTGTTTTTAAAATTATTTGGAAAATCCAATATCGCAACATCACCAGCTTGTACAAACTCTAAACTAGGAGACGAGCCTTGTACATGTTGCATTTTTATAGTATCACCTATTTTTGAAAATTGCCATTTAGTACTAGAACCAGATCCTGCATTTTCTATAAAACCTGGAAAATTTATAGATATATTTGCTCTTCCGCCCGTGACTTCTACAGATCCCTTTGATCCAATTGTGTTTGTAAATATTCTTATAAATTTCTTTTTTTGTATACGATTATCAAATGCAACTGCAAATGATTTTTTAGCTTGACGATTTATGCAAGCTACAACCTCGTCGACAGTTGCATTAGATATATCTGCAAAATCTTCACTTTTAAAATATATTTCTTCTAAAATTGAATTATCAACAAGATAAGTAAGATCCCATCCGTTTTTTAATAAGAAAGGCTCACTAACTGAAGATTCTGCAAAAGCAGTAGTTGATTCTTTAAAAAAGAAAATATCTAATAATTGATCTAATACTAATTTTACTTGTTTTGGTTGATATGCCAGTATTGGAATGTATTTACGCATAGTTTGATCATCCATTCCAACAACTTTAGGTCTACTAATTTTAACATTAGATGCTAATTTATCTATATATGGACGAGTAGATGTGCTTACAAAAAATTGTTTTCTAACTTCTTGAACAAGATCAGCTATTTCTTGATCAGATTCTCCAATTGCTTCTATTAATGCTTTCCAATTAGGATTCAACTGAACCCTAAAATATGGATTCATCTGATCTGATATTGAATCTTTTGCTTTGCGATTATTCGTCATACAAACCTCAAGACAAGCTTATTAACTCTGGAGATATGAAAGCCTTCTGATCATCATATATAGGTATGGTTTGTTCAGAAGGAACTGGGTTTGTAAAAGTGGCTGAATATACTCCATTTATAGACATGACTCTTGATATTATTTCTGAAAGAACAACATCATCTCCAACTCCCAGTGAGTTTACATAATTAATTACGATAGACTTGATGTCATTAGTAACATCTGTTAAGTTGACACCATCTTTAGTAGTTATATCAAGCGTTATACTTATTTGTCTAATAAGAGGAGGAAGAACCTCTATCGCAGATCCAACGGCTCTTCTTCCAGGATAGTTTGTGGGATCTGGCTCATATCCGTCAATTATTCTCTGAACAGTTTGCATTAATCCAGTGTAATAGATATAGCCATCCACCCCAGAAGTAACACCAACATCAAAGCCTAATTTTCCAAGTGATTTTATTTTAGAACCATATAGACTTGTTATTTTATTAAGCTGATGATCTGGTGTTAAATAAACAAGTCTTTGATTTGGATTTGACTCATTTATACAAGCATATTCTACTTTTCTTATTGATTCATATTTGTAATTTTCATTTTCAAGTAAATACAATCCATTTAAGCTAACAGACATTTGAACAGAAGACTGTGCAACTGCTGCATTATTTTGAATTCTTATATATTGAGATTTTGAACTTGAATTTGTTCCAAATTTTTGAACCTTAAACACACCAGAGTTTGAGGAATTAAACCAATATGGATTTGATATATTATCTATTACTAAATAATCTCCAGCAATAATAGAGTCTGCTTCATAAAAAATAATATCATTAACATCTTGTAAATAGACACCTTGATCTATTGAAAGCTCTTGATCTATAGCAAGACCAGCAGATAAAGAATCAGAACCAAGATATCTAGATCCAAGATTTACAATAGTTGCAGTTGAGTAGTTGCCAGTGTCGCAAGATATAACTTGTACTAAATATTCATTTGAGTCTTCTTTTTTCTTTACCCAAATGCCATTACTTAAGTTCGCAAAAGATCCAGCAATTCCTGTTATCTTAGTGTCATTGGCAACCCATGTCACAACATTATCTAAGTTGTTAAATTTTACATAGGTATCTAATTCTTCTTTAAAGTTTGGATTTTCAATAACAAAAGAGTCATTATCAACTGCTAAAATTCTAAAAAAACCATTATTAACAGATGAAAAAGTAAATCCACTTATTTTTACAAAATCATCAACTGCAACACCGCAGTCTGTAAAATATGGAGAATCTCCATTTTTTCTACTTATTCTAACTAAATTATTAAAACCTAAACTTTCTATTTTATATCGAGTTCTTTGCCTTCCTTGAGCAATTGCAATACCACCTGCATAGATACCGTCGCTCACTGTCGTATTAAAAGTAAAAGAATTGGAATCAGGTGTTAATTGAATAACTTTATCACCATTTAATCCTACAATACCCGTATTTGCAATTGTAACAGTGTCACCAAGTCCAAGACCGTGTGAAGAAGAAGTTATTACTTTAGCTATTCCTGATACAACTTGAATACTTGTTATTGAAAAATAAGCAGAATGTTTCAATCTCCATCTTATTCCAAGAGAAGGAAAGATTTCTATATTACCTATATTTTCTAAAGGTCTAAAAGATGTAGCAACACCATTAGGATTTACTACATCTATATATCTATTTAATGCATTTACTGCTATTATAGGAAAATTAGAGATCTCTCCCTCGCCTGTTGATTGTGATTGGTTTTTCATATTGCATTGAGTAAAATTTTCAGTTCCCCAAACACCCAATGAGTCACCGGCGTAGACATTCTCTAACGAAGTCGCAGGAAGATCTGATGATGAGAATTTCAATGCAAATTCAGGATTTGATAAAAGTGTTGATTTAAGTTTTTCTATTACTTGATTTGCAGAATCTGTGTTTAATATATCTACTTGTATTTTATATGAAGCATCTGTATAAGTAGTACCACTGGGACTAAATCCACTCCCTATTTTAAACCACACAGCAAACGTATCATTATCTGCATTTCTAAAAGTAAAATAATCACCATTTGTAGGTGTTGAATTAGTAGATAAACTAAAACTTAATTTAGTAGAAAAAGTTCCATTTGTTTTAGAAAAAACTTCTAAAGAAACAGAACCAGTGGATCCATCTGATGCGTATTCATTTACAAAAGCAAGATCTGATATTAATCCATTTGTTAAAGATGTTATGTTTAATGTTTTTCCAGCATCACCGTGTTGCCATCTCCAAACAATCCCATTTGCCTTCCCGTATAAAGAAGAAACATCAGTAACTGTCCATGGTACAAAGAAATAAGAATTAATATCTTTTTTATTAAAATAATACTCAGACTCGGTATTAGAAACTACAGCAACATCTACTGTATCTGTTGATTTTAAACGAGAAAGTCTTTTTGCAGATTTTTCATTATAAACTTTAATTATATCATTTGAATTTATAGTAGATGGATATGCTGATATTTTAGTTTCTAACATATTGGAAGAAGAACTACTTGAAATTTGACTATCTCCAAAAATACTAAATTCACCTAAATTAGCTCGACCACCAACGACTTCAACAGATCCAGCTGTTCCAAGTTTTTTAGATTTAATTTGAATTCTTCTAAAATTATTACAAATATCAACATCTGCTACGATGGGAAGTTGAGAAAGAGCTCTATGATTTAAGTGATGTTTTACATTTTTAATTGTTTTTGGAATTAATTTAAAAAACTCACCAAGTTCAGAAGAGTTTGGATTTGGACAATTTGACATATTATATATTGATGGTTGAACGTTTTGTAATTCTAAATCTTTTTTAAGTATAAAATTTGGATTTACGTTATCAAATATTTTTATAAAAGATTCACCATCAAACATTTTTACTTTTCCATCGATCGAAGCATGATCATATGCAATAGATGATGTTTCTTCTTTAGTAGATCTTGTGAAAAGTTTAGAGGAATCACCAATTGAAACAGCTGTCATTATTAATGAATTATTATTAATATTTTCAGCTATTGTTTGTGCATCATTTTCTATTAATGGAAATACTTTAATACCTTCAGCTGAATTTATTGTTTCTACTCCATCGTTTTGTCCATTTGTTCCTGTCTGTATAGTAAAGCCACTTGTGTTAGTGTTCGCGTTTTCAAGACTTCCATTATATATGTTTGTTATAGTGACAACATTGCTTAGATATGTACAAGAGAATTGAGTATCTAAATCTAAAGCAGAAGCAATTAAATCAGCAACATTATTAGAACTACTACCAGAAGGAATCACTACTTGAATCGACCTATCAGCACCATGTGCAGGCTCTGTGTTTGAATATACATTCATCCAAACCGCAACGCTTCCATTTGTGTCGTGTATTGTAAAATATTTTCCACCAAGTGTTTGATTAGGATTTCCATCTATTTTTGAATAAACAAAACCAGTACCAGAGTTTCCACTTTCATCCAACACAACAGGTCCATTAAAAGTATTAAATACAGTAAACGAATTTCCAGAATTTCCAGAAGAATAATTTGCTGTAAAATCTGAATATGAACCATTTATTACAGCAGCGGTTTTAGATGCAACATCTGCTGCAGTGTCTCCAGTTACTATTGTTGCTATTTTTATATATTGATAAATTCCAGTTAAAGATGGAGCAGATCCACTATTATTAACTGCATACCAATATACAATTTTATTTCCTTGATTATCTTTTAATATTAAATAATCACCGCTGCCAACTTTATTAGAAGTATTTCCTTCGGAAGTACAAGTTATCGTTATGTTTCCTTGCGTACCCACCACATCTGCTATTGTTTGTATATTGTATATCTCAGGAGAACCTTGAGTTGTAGCAAATCCTGCTGCATTGGTTATTGTTAAAGTTTTATTAATAGAATTAAATGAATTGATTCTAAAAGAACCTCTATTTGAAGCAGACACACTCTGATCTGTTATTGATATGATATCTCCACCGGCCGGATTTAATGCAGACAAATCTATGTTTGATTCTTTAAAATCTAAAGTACATTCGTTTCCATTTTTTGTTATAGAAAAAGTATTTCCACTAGTTATTCCAGTAGGAATCGTATCGCCACTTGCTAACGTATAGGTAGACAAAGATCCATCTGGTGAGGTTATGTGATCTATATTAAAATCTTGATTTGGAGCTGTTGGATATTCAATGTTAAAAAATAACTTATCTCCATTGGGACCATATTCTTTTGCTCTTAATAAAAGAGTAGCACCAGAACCTAATGTTCCACCTGTTCTATACCAATTTCTACTTCTAAACCAAATTGCATAATCTTTAAATTCTGTATAATTGTTTTCTTTATTCCATATTTGTAAATTACTAAAATCAATCCCAGCTTCGTTATCCATGTCATCTGCAGAGAAAGATGTATTCGAAGCAGAATGATTGGTATTTACTTTTCCAGTTCTCCAAAAATTAACATTTATAGTTTTATTTACAGAGTCTCCATCTAATATAAAAACAATTGAGTCATCAGATGAGATGTCAAGTGATTCTACAATATTCAACTCATCATTAGGTAAATAATCAAAAATAGTAAAAGGTGTCTCTGTTTGAGTTCCAAGATCAAACTCAGAATTGAATTCTTTAATATTTCTAAAATGAGACTTATTAGATCCACTGGTTATGCTTAAGATATTGTCATTAGAAATGGTCGTATTATTTAACAAACCAGATGGATTTAATATAAATTGTTCACTGTAACCAAAAACATCTGTAGATCCAGATGATAAAGAACCTTTAAGATCTTTGTATACATATCTATTAAGCCAGACATTAGAAGAACTTGGTTCAGTTCTCTTAAAAAAGCTAATCATATCTTTTTGAGTTATTTTTGTTGCAATATTAGATTGATTACCTAATTGAGCATCTATGCCAGAATCGAAGACATTAGTCATAAGGCCAGCAGAAATGGGCAATGATATAGATCCATTATTTTCAGTTGAGCTAGTTAGTTTTATTAAATTAGTTTTATATATCGAGCTTTTTACATTTTCAAGTTTTAAATTTATAGAATCTACTATTGCTTTTATAGTAGCGTCTCCTAAACTTGATAAATAAGAACTTTTCCAAAGCTGTGGATATACATTTGCATAGAAAACTTGTATATCTTCAGATGACTGAATCAAACGAACAGATCCGCTATTAACTGCATCTTTATTATCGACCTCCACCCAAGCTGTGCCGATATCAGTGTGGTTTCCTTTTGCTCTTATTTTAAATATTCCACAATTTTTAGAATCAAACCAATTTACCGCATCATTGCCTCTGTTTGCAATATATAAAAAATCCCCAATTTGAGCTTTTTCAAATAAAGTATTTACATTTGAAATAACTTTCATCTTATTAGATGATGCTGTTATTAAAAGAGTTGTTCCAACTATGGGGTTTACTTCATTTCTAAAAACAGAATCATTGCCATCTGCAACAACTACAATCTCTGCTGATCTGCCAAAAGCATCTAAATTTAGATTATAAACTCCGCTTGCTGCATTTGATATTATATTTCCCTTTGCATCAACAGATCCCGCTGTTATTGTGTCTCCAGAAGAAATTTGAGTTTTCATTTGAAGATTGCCAGTTTGTCTATTTAATGCAAAGTCAGAAGTTTTGCCCTCTGCATAGGTATCGACACCAGAGAACATGTTATTTAAATAAGTTCCTCCAGATATCTTTAAAGAAGATTCATATCCAATTAAGTTTGATGATATTTCTATTTGATCAGAAGAAGTTGCTAATGCTCGTATTCCGGCAAATTTTTTATTAAAAGCAGAAGCCCAATCAGAAGATGTTAGCACATCAAAAGATTGACCGTCAAAATCTAAACTTGAAAAAGTACGACTCTGAGCTGGCGTTCCATCTACCTCTATTATAAGACTACCTATCGAAGTTATTCCCCACGAAGATTTTGGTATTGTTCTAAGTGTTGCTGAAAATTCTTTTTCAGACAAAAGAGTATTGTTTTTATATAAAGTTATATATGAATATTTGTTAGTTGGAAATTTTAAATAAGTATTTGCATCTAAATTAGAATTAGATAATGATACTTGAATAAACTCTGTATCATGTGCAGTTGGATATAGTAATAAACGAGTTGAGTTTTCAGTAAGTCTACATTTAAAATTAATAGAATTATCATTTATTACAGTAGCTATTTCTTGTAATGTTGCAGATGCTATATTTTTAAATTGAGAAGATTTAAATAAAATTTCTTCTTCAGAATTGCCCACAACA